TCCCCGCTCCGGCCCCTACTGGGCCTCCTATGGCACTTCCTATGGTCGGTGCTACTGCGCCTACCAAATTTTTGATTGAATCCCATTTCATATCTCAGCCCTCACACCCGTAATTTTCAGGGTCATTCGTTCTTCATGTCCGTTAAATATCTCCATCAGCTTTTGCAGCGTCCTCTTGGAGTTGTAAACAGCAGGCTCTAGCGCATCTGACACAAAGCGATCCCCAACACCTATACAGCCCTCCACGTCGTGTGGGAAATTTGCAACATGAAGGAGGATAAACGTGCGGTCTGGCACATCCATCACCTGAATAACGTCTTTGAACCGCGTCCCGCTGAATGGCTGACAGGCATACGTGCCTTCGGGAATACAGGATACGTTTGGCTGGTTATCTTTCCAAGGTCGTTCAATGGTGAAGCACGACCAGTCGCCAATACTTAGCTTTCCAAGCGTTCCACTGTCTAGGTATGCAAATCGTTGCAATAAAGCCATTTGCGATCCTTGTTTCGGTGTTCATTATGTGCTAGGTGGGAATTATACCCGTCTTTTTTACAAAAAAGGCAACTTTTTCGCCCTCTCCCCTGTTGTATGTGTAAACCTTTGGTGTACAATAACCCCATCAACAACGAGGAATGGACATGGAACAACGAAGAGAAGATCAAGTGATGGCGCTGGTAGGACGTTACTTTGATGGTAAAGAACTATCTGAGATTCTAGTGCCAAGCCTAGAGGAAGCCGAAGTTATGCTGCTCTCTGAGAAACCTCAAGAATGGTGGGGTAACGGGCAAGATGTTTACGAGTGGGCTTTACGCGCAATAGATGAAATCCTTGACGGTAGGGAATACATGGCGGGCATAGCGTGCGGAGAATGGACATGAAAGTACGAATAGACTTCACGATTGACGTTGACCCCAAGGTTATCCGCGCTTACATGGATGAACTCGGCACTGAAGAGACCATGAAAGAGTTTCTGGTGACGTGGTGCTCTGCCGCTGGCTCTGACACGCTGGACAATAGTTTGGCCAACGCTTTGAACGAATACCACACCACGCACATTGTGCGGCAAGACATCTAGGGGATACCATGAAACTACGCTACCCACTCGCCCTGCTCTTGATCGTCGGCTTCTTTGCTGCCGGTCAGAACGACTACGAGAACGAAGTAATGGAGGAGAAGCAGTATATTGAAAGAGTGTGCCAAGGTGTTCACGGGGACTACCTAAGACTTCGGCCTTCTTGCAATGCAAAATGATCTCTTTGGAATAACGGCAACCCCGCCAGCTTCCCCTAAGATGTTCTCAATTCAGGACATAAGCAAAGGTGTGGCGGCTGAGGTTTACAAGGAAAGCCATTACTTTGGCGATAAAGGCTTCCTGCATGTGTACAGCTTTGGCGCTGTATTCGATTCGTTTTGCTGGGGGGCGATAACCTACGGCACACCAAATGCCAAGAACATCAACGGCCTATACAAAAGCGACGAACAACATGGGGTTTTGGAGATCACAAGACTAGCCTTCAGGGAAGGATCGCCCAGAAACTCACCCTCTCGGCTTATATCCCAATCAATCAAATTACTTCAACAGCGCTATCCACTGCGTCTGGTTATTACCTACGCTGACACTGCCCAAGGCCACACTGGTGGAATCTACAAAGCGTCGAATTTTACTTATCACGGACTAACCGCTCAGAAGACAGACTTTGTCCATCCAGACGGAAGCATCAAGAAGATGAAAGGCGTGAGGTATTCAGATATGGAAGGCGAGTGGATTAAGCGTAGCAGAAAACACTTGTTTAGCTTTCAGCCTTCTTGCTAACCAGCCAGATATTCTCCCTTTCCTGACCCTCTGGCATCTCCGCTGGAGGGTTAGGGTCTGTCTCCTCTTCGTAGAGGTCTGAGACGATGACTGTCACCTGACAGTTGTTGGGTAGATCCTCAATCAGAACTGTCGGCACCAAACCTCTCCTCGATGAACCGTTCTCGTTGAACAAGTGTAGCAAGATCGCGGCAGGCTTCCTCTAAAACTTGGATGTCCTTCGTGACCCCGTATTCTGTGACTAACTGAACCACCCGCCCACTCAGGTAGTTGAGTTGGTTGGCAATTATATACTCGGTGGCGTCTATCTCGCGCATCATTCGTAATCTACTCGGTGGATCTCGCCGCGCCACTCGTATTCTGATGGCTTGTGTACCTTCACGAACTCTGGCGTCAGTAGGAAGTTATCACGGACAGTCAGGGCAACAAAGCCTGACACCCAATTCTTTGGCGTGTCTTCGGCATAGTCGAAGGTCGGCTGGTTCGGATCGGCCATTGTCCCGCACTGAACGCCATAGCGGTGCGAGTTGTAATCAGACCAACTCTTGCACTCCATCTGGTGAGTGTGGCCCGTCACCATGTGAACGCCAGATTTGAGGGCGTTGTTGTAGCCTGCGTGAACCCCGCCATTGAACCTATGCTTTATCATGATCGGCTTCTCTGCACCCTCTACCCACAGGGACATGCAGAACGTCCAGCTAGGAAAATGGTCTTTTAGGCTGAAACCCGGAACTCCCTGAAACATCGCCGCGTTCTGCGCTAGTGACATATCAAAGCGCTGGTCATGATTGCCCATCGTCCAGAATCTTTCCGCGTTGGGCGCAGCCTTCTCAATCTCTGAGAGCCTTTGCGTCACGGTGTTTAGCTCTTGTTCCACTGTGGGCTTTTCCTCCCAACCCAATGGAGCGTGGCGGCTGATGCTCGCGCCATCCATCAGATCACCATTCAAGACGATGACATCTGGCTGGAGTTGCTTGGCTAACTCAACAAAGGCAAGGTGGGCAGTGGTTACGGTGTTGGCCTCATAATGGGCGTCTGAACCGATCAAGAAGGTTTTGTCTTTCTTGATGGTGAGCGTCTGACGAACTGCCTTTCTAGGCCCGTTAGTCTTGGATAGGTGCGCAGGGACGTTCAAAGTCCTGCCCAACATGCCCTCCACTCGCTTGCGTTTAGCAAACACGTTTCTGACCGAGACATTGTACTTGGCCGCTATATTGGTCGCGCCCAATGCCTCAAACTCTACTGCGAATACCTCTGGATCAGTCGGTAGCTTCGGTCTTGCCATAACCCCCTCGCCTTGCGTAAGAATTGCAGACATGGGCAAACACCAATGCCTTCAGCTTGCTATCATGCGATTCATTCTTTGGTTCAGAGTCCCAGACCTGTTTGGCTGCTGCGTCCATAGCCTTAACCATGTCTTGCGCTACAACCCTTGGGGGTCTCATCTGCCACGCTCCCCTAAGCGTCTTTCATGGGCCATGATCTGCTGGCCCCAGTCTTCTATCATTTCACGATAGTCGGCAGCGTAATACTTCACGGGGTCTTTCTTGGTCGCCAGCATGTACTCCACTGCTTCCTTCCCGTACCAGTCTAACATCCAGATCGTGTACTGCGCTTCTGCGCTGCCATGCTTCATGCCGAAGCCGTTGCAGCCCTTGCACTGCGGATTCACGTTCTGTTCTTCCAACGCCCATCTACTCGATGAACCCTTTGGGATAAAATGGCCACCGTCCATGTTCTTGTAGTGGTCTAATCGCCCACATGAAACGCACTTGCAGTATCCATTGTCGTCAGCCGCGCTGATTCTTGCAAGTTTTTGTAAAGTCTTCAATGCCTTAGCGCGAAGCGTTGCTGAAGTTTGTTTCTTAGCCATCAGACGATACGGCGCTGGTTGGCTTGCTTGGTTCGTTCAGCATCAAACGCCAGTTGCCCAAGCATGATCTTTTTCTTCAGTGTCTCAGCCTTCAGACTGGCTTGCTGGACTGTTCGGTAGTGGTTGGCCCACTCTCCACTTGATCTGGTTTCTGTTTGCGCCTTAGCAGCGCTTGCCCCTGCATCCATGTGCGCCTTCTGGCTGCTAGCTTCAAAGCTCTTAAAATTGGTTTCTGCTTCAATTGCTTCCCTACTCGCCCCCTCCCACTCGGTTATACGTTGGCCCAACCTATCCAATATCTGGTCTAGTCTATCCATGACTCTCTCCCTCTTTCCTTTAGACATGCCGTGACATTTAGTAGGGTTTGGTGGCCCCTACCAATCTTAGTCTCTATTGCTAGTCCGTATTTTCACTCGACCACTTCCACGCTGGCCCAGACGTTGCCCACCTCCCATACCCATATATCAACTGGGGGGGAGGGTTTTTGCCACCTTTAACGAGTGTTCAACTTGGCGTTCCTACTAAGACGCCCAGATTCAAGCAAATTGTCTTTTGGTCGTTCCTGCTCAACGGGTCAACCACCCGCACTCGTACGCTTTTCCGTACAAGCCTCTGCCACCGAAGTGGAGCAAATAAAAAGGGCCAGCCCCTCACAACAACAGGGGAGGGAGGAGGGAAGGAGGGACTGACCGCTAATCGTAGAAAACATCTGGTCGCAATTCTTCGCGTCGAACCGCTCCACCTGTCAACTTTTCCAACTTTATCACATGGACAGCCGGTACTTGGCTTTTCCATTTCTGAATATGTTGTCCGCTGACCCCACACTGCCGGGCTATCTCAGCCTTTGACCCAACAATCTCGACGACTCTTTTAAATGCTTCTGTTTCCATTCCGTCCACAGTACAGATACACCAGCAGTTTGCAAGAACAATAATACAAAAAAAGTTTGCATTAGTGCTTGCATGTATACACCGATAGTTTATTATGGCTTCAACAACAACGGAGAACGGACATGGAACTGACTACTTTTCAACAAGAATGTATCCCCACACGAACGAGTGTGAAGATTGATGTGCCTAACGGGATAATTTACACCTACACCATGTGGGAATATCCCGCCGCAACTTACTTTTACGGGGACGCTGTTTCAGAGTTGAACTTCGACACAGAAGAAGATCGTCAGAAATGGATTGGAGAAAAAATGCAAGAGGAGGCCGCGTAAGCGGCCCAAGGAGGAATCATGCTTGTACCTGATAGACCAATCGAAGCTGACCCAGAGTTCCAAAGACTTTGGGGCGATGACATAGATCAAACCACCTGCCCAACCTGCAAGTCAGACATGGTGGACTTCCGAGACTCTGGCAGAGGCTTCATCCTTTGCCCTCACTGCGATCTTGGCAAACCTAAAAACAACCACGTCAACTTTAACCTGCACTGGTACGGCATGGATGAGTACCAGACCTTTGAGAACGGGTTGGTTAGTGAAAGCCGAGCAGACATGGCAGACCTTCAAAAGTGGTGGGCTGAAAACTTCCATTGGGAGATTCGCGAATATCAGAACGGTGCTTATGTCCCTGCCGACATCTGGGACTGCAACGAATCGGGCCAGTGGTTCATCTACCACCGTGGCTATCAGATTGGCTGCGTGACGGAGGCTCCTCATGGGTCGCGTTAAGTCAGAACTAATGACCGATGGGCCAGACGATGAACTGGTACCCACCCCCATTTCGCAGGTTGTGGACAATATCCGCAACTGTGATTTACCAAGAAACTCGGTAGAGCGTCACGAGTACCTAAGAACCCAACTAAAGGAATTGATGAATGGCATCAGAACTAACCTTGATTAGCGCACTCGTGAAGGCGCAGTCACAAATGTCCCATGCGGCATTTGACCAAACTAACCCACACTTCAAGAGCAAGTTTGCCTCGCTTAAGAGTGTGATCGACGCGGTCAAACCCGCGCTGAACGAGAACGGAATAGCGTACATCCAGAAGTCAGTTCCAATGGATCATGGCATCGCTGTTGAAACCGT